TTGGTCTTCCTCTTGCCTTCTTTTTCTCTAAAGTTATATTTTCTTGATTTTCAACAAAAGAATTCTCTTCAATAGAATTATTTTCAACTTCCATTATATATCTCTAAAGAAAAAAAAAATAAAATTCAAACTCTTAATTTTTTTGTCATACATATATATTATGATAAAAGACATTATAGAGGTCAAGAACAAGACACCAATGAATTTTGCACCCATCAAAGAAGTTATGGAAATCTATGTACCTGACATCAAAAATCCAAATATCAGTAAACGAAATGGTATGGTTTATGCTTTATGTGGTTCAGGTGGATCAGGAAAAAGTAATCTACTAATGAACCTATTTCGTTCACCTAACGGATATAGAGAAAAATTCCACAACATTTATTATTTCATACCTGAAGTATCATTTAGTAGTTTAGCGAACCATCCATTCGCCAAACACGACAAAGTCTATCATGAATTTGATATTCCTACTCTTGACGGCATCTATAATGAATTGATTTCAAAAAAAGTAGATGACGATAAACAAGAAAAAAAAAAGAAAAAGAAATCAAAAAAGTATTATGATAGTGAGAGCGAAGAAGAAGAAGAAAGCGATGAAGAAAAAGAAATTGAATACTCAATAATCATTGTGGATGATTTTGCCGATCAGTTAAAGCAAAAAGAAATACAAAAGTATTTATCCAAGATGATAATAAAGTTAAGACATTTATGCTGTGGATTTATTTTTACTTTACAATCATATCTATACTTCCCACGTATATTGAGGAAACAAATTACCTATACAAGTATATTCAAACCGAAAAGCATTCCTGAATGGTATAGTATTGCAAGTGAGTTATTACATTTAAATAAGGATGATGCGTTGAAAGTCTTTAATTATGTTTTCGATAAACCATACAATCATCTAGACCTGGATTGTGCTGAAAATATAATATATAAGAATTTCAATCTTTTAAGTTTAAAATATTAAAATTTTATCTCAAGAAAAGATATGGAGAAAATTATTCAGTCTTTAGAACAAGGTATATGTCCTCCCGAGTTGGATTACACATCAGGTAAATCTCAAGAAATAGACTGGGATAAGGTAAGATATAACGCATTCTATCATCAACCAGAATTTTTTGAAAACAAGTTCCCTCCTGAATGTAAAAATCTACCCTCATTTGATAAGATAATTAACTTAATGGTAAGAAAAAATGAAAACAACTCTCCTTTAAAAGAGATCACAAAATTACAAGAAATTTCTTCTATGGAATATATATGTTCAGACCAAATAGAGGATATCAATACGACCCAGCATATATCCCAAAGGTGAGTAGCAATGAATTACAAGATTTATTGAAAGCATCTTATCAACGTAATACTCCAGCAAAACAAGTAGGACAAAAATATGGTTATGCTTTAGATGATAGTTTATCGAACGCAGAACAAAAAGTATATATTGATAAAGAAGGGAGACCAAAAATCGTTTTCACAGGAACAAGAAAGTTTGGTGACTATTTAACCGATGCTGCTTTGGCGGTTGGTTTAGCAGGAATAACTCCACGTTTTCAAAAAGCAAGAGAGTTAGTTGAAAAAGTAAAACAAAAATATAAAAATAAACCCATAACTGCTCTGGGTCATTCACTCGGTGGAAGTTTAAGTGAGAGCGTAGCAGATAAAGTTGATAAAGTAATAACCTATAATAAAGGAACTGGATTGTTTGGTGTAGGAAAAAAAATCAATCCAAAAGAAACAGATATTCGCACAAGTAACGATTATATATCACTTTTAGGTAAGACACAAAGAGGAAACAAAGTGAATGTTTCAAACCCAAAAGAGTTTGGATTGTATGGTTCTCACGATATTTCAAACTTATCTCGTATCAATAAAATCTTTTAATATATAAATGGCAACAGATAGTATACAAATATATCTCTCCAGCAAATACGCAAATAAATTTAATGACAATACAAATGCGGATGTTGATTTCATACTTCCTCAGATAGAAGTTCCTTCCAACTATTCAATCCATTTAAGTGTACAAAACGCAACCATTCCCTATTCATTCTATAACATCAACTCTACTAATAACACTTTGTATTGTCAAGAAATTATTGTGGATGGAAATGGTAATCCAACAGGAGTAATCAATAACACTTACTATTTCACAGAAGGAAATTATAATGCTTATCAGTTAGCAACTTATCTATCTACACTTTTCCAAGGAAACAGAATAAGTGTGACCTATAATAGTATAACAAACAAATTTACTTTTGTCAATACAACATACAATTTCATTTTCAAAGCACAATACTCTACTTGTTTAGAGTTGTTGGGGTTATCCACAGATGACCTATATAACACTTCTGCTCTCAAATCTTTAACAACATATCAAATCAATCTATCTCCTACCAAATTCATAACCATTCAATCTAACCTTATCACTGGTAGTATAAATAATTATACCAGCGAATTACAAAATGTACTATGCTGTGTGCCTGTAAATAATATACCATTTTCTACCATTACCTATACAAACCATAACAACTTTGCTGTCAATTTGAATACGAATGTGTTAAACTTTCTCAACATCAAGTTAGTAGACGAAGGAGGTTTGACAATCAATCTTAATCAACAATATTTCTCTCTCACAATCCAACTCGATATAATAAATTTTGTTGAGTAATATATATGTATCTTGGACATAAGAAAAAAGTAAAGCAAACTTTAGGCAGTAAAATTGGTGGTGGCATTCTTGCTTTAGGGAGCAAAGCATTACAAACGGCAATTGCAACTGCAATTACAAAAAGATTGACAGGATAAAAAAATATTTTGTTATGATAGTACATATGCCTTATGGTTCAAAAAGTAAACTTTCTCATTCATTGGGAATAAAAAAACAATTCGGTAGAAGTTTAGGGATGCGATCACAAAATAATATTATGACACCAAACAAACCTGATGTGAAAGTGACAGGACAAGTTGTTCCAGGAAATGTTTTGCCTAACCATTCAAATGCTGCTGCTTATGCCTATCTTCCCAATCTCAAGAAAAGTCCTTTTGAAAAGAAACGTAAGTAAAAAATTTTTTTCTTGATATACTTTATATGATACCGAAAACGCTACGTTATGGAAATAAAGTAGAAAGTGCGATTGCCCGTTCATTTAAGTCAAATGTTGCACCACAAAACGGAACTGGACCATATAATTTATCGGATACGATTATCATTAATATTCCAACTCGTAATAATCTTGTTTTAGCATCTAGTGATAGTTATTTGAAATTTACGGTGACCTTAACAAATACCAACGCAACCGCAGCATCATTCAGACTTGATAGTTGTGGGGCACATTCTTTGATACAAAGATTAAGAATTTTTCACGGGTCTAACCTTATACAAGATATAGACCAATATGGATTGTTGTGTAAAATACTTTTTGATTTACAGCAATCTGCCGATGCTGGTTATGGAAAAAACAATATTACAAGTGGAACTCGTAGTGATTTAGCGGTTTCTAACAGCACAGCACTCCAAATTAATTCAGGTGACCGAATTGGTGGTATTACTTCTGCTTTAACAGCACAAAACGGAACAATTAGTGAAACATATTGCTTAAATCTTGTTAGTTTGATTGGGTCTCTTTCAGCAAATAACTATGTTCCACTTTTTGCTATGACTTCCGCACCATTACGCGTTGAATTACAATTAGTGGATAGTGGTTTTAAATTTTGTGCCGCTGTAAATGCTTTCACTATGTCTGTTACAAATGTAGAGTATGTTGCAAGTATGATTGAATTAGGAGACCCTGCTATGGGTATCATTTATGGAAATCTTGGAGGTGGTCCTTTGGAATATGTTGTGCCTGATTTTAGAAATTATCAATTTACTCAAACATTCACTGGTGTAACGCAAGTAAATTTCCCTATTCCAGCAAAATTTTCATCTTTAAAAAGTATTGTTGTATCACAACGCTCATCTTCAAAAATAGGAGTTGGTGCTCGTTTTCCATATTCATCTCTTAAATACAATTTGCAGGACTACCAATTCAGGATCGGTCCACAAATTCTCCCTGCTAAACCGCCTTCTTCTAATTCCGAGTTTTTCTCTGAATTGTGTAAATGTTATGGTTCTATTGCTGATATCCATTATACACCTTCTATTGAAAGATATAGTTATACTTTAGATGCTGATGGTGGTGAAGCATATACAAATGAAACTCAATTTACGACAAGTTCTATTACATCAGGATCATTTTTTGTTGGTATTGATTTGGAAAACTATACGGCAGCACCCAAAGAGACTATTTTTGCTGGTATGAATACAAATACAGATGATATCTACTTTGTTGGAAATTACAATAATACCACTCAAACAGCAGGTAACAATAACTCAACTTGTCGTTTTGATGCTTTTGCGAACTTTGATTGTGTCTTGGTTTGTGAAAACAATATTGCTTATGTCAAGTTCTAAAAATAAAATCTTTTATTATTATATATGTCAACTCATACACAATTGGTTTTAAGAGGTAGTGATCTTGCAACTGGAACAGAAAATTCAAGCGGTTCTGCTTCTGCTTTTAGAGATGTTTTGACTTGGAAAAATATTAACTTGAGGAATATTTTAGGACCACTATATGATAAATATGATACATTCAATTTTTCTTTATCTTATGTTTGTACTGGTCCTCCTACAAATGCTTTAACAAACGCAGATGTTACTTCCTTTGGTAGAGGAGATGTAAGAAATTTAATATTAAATATTGTAGTTTCAGGTTTGCCTTTTATTGGTTCTAACTATTCTCAATCATCACAGCATAATACAAGTTCTGTATTTTGTGGTTCATTTTATTATCCAGCACATAATAATCTACCAAATAATTTGATGATGGAAGGTTGTGCTGTAACAAAAGAGTTTCAAAAGTCTAATGTGATAACAATTGGAAAAAATCAAGAACAATTAAACCTAACCATTACTCTTTTAAGAGTGAGTGATTGGTCACCACCTGATATGGATGTAAATGGAACGACACCATTACCAAATACAAACTTTGTTTTTGATATTACTGGGTGTGATTTGAAAAAAGAAAATGCAAGTAGATTAGATATGAGATAAGTATTAATGAGTTAAAATTTCAAAAATATATTCTTAATCATTAAATAATGAATATGAATATATGTTTAAGATGTGGAAAAAAATTGAGACCTTGTAAGAGAATAGATTTTAAGGATAGAGAATATCATCTCTCATGTATTGAAAAAATGAAAAAAGAAAAATATGAACAAGAACTCAAAGATTTCGTTTCTTTGATGAGCGAAAAAATGAAAAATATTGACTTACCATAATAAGTAAGGAAAAAAAATGTATTATAAATATTTTGAGACCATAAATTGAAATTTTCATAAAGTCGTGTAGTACCCCCTATGACTTTTCAACATTTTTGCGTAAATAGTGTTTTTGAATATTATAGGTGTGTTTCATTTTTTCCGCAAGTTTAACCTTATCATATGCTTTCATTTTTGGGTCATTATAGATTTGTGTTATTTTCATTTGTCGAAACAAACATATTCCACCATCAACATCAATCTTTCTGTTTTCTGCTATTATGTATTGAGAAAGTTGTTGATTTCCAAAAAGAAAGTCACCATCTACTAAGTGTTCTCTTTCAATATATTCGCTTATTAATTTTGTTAGTTCTTTTGTCATTAATGACTTGACAGGGTCATATTTATTTTCAGTTTTAAATTTGTTGATTATTAAACGATGTTTGCTCTTGTTTATCTTTATATAATTATTTTCTGTATCTTTTGGTGTTTTATGTGTTATGATGAGTTGGAAATCATCTCTCAAAGCAAATTCCTCATATAATCTTGAGAGTAAATACATTTTACTAGTTTCACCAAAGTAATTTTTTACTTTTGAAACATATTCTTCAAATGATGGAATAACAATTTGATTTCGTGTCATTCGTTCACATTCAATTTCCTCCATCAAATCAAAATAGTATCTATCCTTTTCTTCTAAAATTTTTTTTGAAAGTTCAATTCCCATTCCTTTCAAGATGCGATAACTTAGAATTAACATTTCTTTTTTTGATACAATTGCGTAGGTTGAATTCTTTATGATTGGTAAAAGTTGTTGTTCTGTTGCAAGTGTTTTGATATCTTTACCTTCACAAAGTGTATTCAATCTTTTCAAATTCATAACATATGTTTCCTTTGTTCTGTCTCCTTTGTATTCCTGCTCGTTTAGATATTTAAACATATCTTCATTTCCTGTTTCTATGAATATGGTGTTGGACTTTGGTTTGTTAATAAATGCGTTTCGTTCTTCTTC